CGCCGCATCGCTTGGGTTGAGTAGGCTGTCTTGGTTGGCACGAAGTAGTGCCTTGGTCGTTCGTTCACGCAGGCGGTGCTTGCGTTGCTCATGTATATCTTCCTGAACAATGCGCTCGAACGGCACTTTGCGCTTAGCCTTGGGCTTATGCGGTACGGCATCGAACAAGTCCGACACCCTCAGTTTGATATGCACAGGGCAGAAGTCTGTCCAATGCAAGCCGTGGTTCGGTAGGTTCTTGGCTAGGGCGTAGGTCGAGGGTGTGTACTCACCGCCCTGACGCAGACTGTCCATCCGATTGAGCAAGGTGTCGAGCACCTCTTTGTATGCCAGCAAAGCCATCGCCCTAGGGTCGGTATCGTCCTCGGTTTTGTAAGACAAGGATGCCCGAACATTTTTCCTCTCCGCTTGCAATGGGCGTATGAGTTCAGACCATAGCTTGCCCGTAACTGTGAGGTGTATCTTGTGGCGGCGTAGCTCTTCCCTCTGTTTGAGCACAACATCGCGCATTCTGTTGACCAACAAACGTGGTGTGCCTTTTCTCAATAGGGCGGATAAATGATTGGCAAGCTCTCGCTTGTTTAGTTGCATGAGTGAGGGGTACTCGATGCGCTTGGGGGTGTCTTCGGTTTCCATTTGGTGTCCTCGGTGTGGTGAGGCTGTGATTATACCTGATGTATGTATTTAATGACGGCATCATGTCCGTGATTTTACTAACTATCTGTGAGTCGGACAGTAACCACGCCATATGCCGCTTGGGTTTGTGAGAAAAGTGTCCATAGTATCTATCTTTTTTGGGTGTTGCTAACGCCTGACCTTAAAAGACAAAAGGCAGGGACGGACGGGGGAAAAGACGCACACATATAAACACCCTTATATATAAATATAAATAGAAATATAGATTAGTAGTACCGATTTTTTTAAAACCCCCGCAGACATTGGGCTAATAGCTGTCTGACTGCTTGGATACTTGGATAAATCACGGAACCCGTGATTTATCCCTCTTTTTGGGTGTCTGCGACATTTTGTCGCAGTCAGAGCAACCTCATCTGTGTGCCGTGCCACTCATCAAGGTCTGTGCGTAGTCGTGCCTTGGCTTGCAAGGCTTTCTTGTCTTTGCCTTCGGGCAGGCGGTCGACTAGCTCGTCTCGTATCTCACGCAGTCGCTTGAGGGTGTTGATCTTTACTTTGCTGTGCTTGGTGTATTTGTTTGGGTTCATTGTGGTTCTCCTCAGAATGCGGTGTCAAGAATGTCTACAACAGTCTCATCGTCTTTGACTCTTAGGGCTTCAATGACGGCGGGGTTTTCAAGCGCAAGGCTTGGGTCTATGGTGCGCTCGTGGCACAGGGAAATGAATTTACTGAGTGTCATGGGATAAATCTCCTAGTTGGACAAGAAAAGAAACAGCGGCAAGGCAACGCGCCTAGACCGCCGTGGAAAAATCGTCTGCGACAATTTGTCGCAATCACTTGGCGAAAGCCTGAGCGACAGCGGTGGAAGCCATCTTGCGAGCGCCCTCGTACTCAGAGCAGAGCTTGGCGAGCTTCTCAGCGGCGGCGAGAATTGCGGCGGGTATCTCGATCTCCTCGGCGGGTTCTTGATGACCTGATGATGCCGCCCCAAGTACATCGCTCACAATGCGTTGCAAAGCCTTGCGACAGGCTTGGTACTTTGCGTGCTCGCTATCGAGCACCATCGTGCCCTCGAATCGCCCCGTACCTTGCACCATTGGCACCTGATACTTCGGATGACTAGCCACATCGCCTATGAGGGCTTTGGTGACTACATCACGGGCTTTGCCCTTGAACGTCTTGCGTAGTTGCTCGATGCCCTCGGCGTATGCGAATGCCGCATTGATGACTGCGTGGACTGTGGTTTGTGTTGTTGCTTTCGACATGGTTACTTCTCCTTGATTGATTGTGCAAGCCGAGCCATTCCCGACTTGCTGAAGCCATTATCCACACACCCCCTTTCAAACGAGGTCGAGGGTACTATTCTGCCCCCATAACCGACTACTTTAGACCCCACCATACCCCCACCAACCCTTATACGGCGCAGTCAGCCCCGTAGCACTGAACACTATTCCCCAACCATGCTCCACAACTCAATTTAGTACTTTACAATTACTATAAAAATTTTATAAAATTTGGTGTCAATCGTTGGACAAAGCCAAATAAAAAAAAGCCCCCCAGCTTGAGACTGGGGGGCTGAACGGTCGAACCAACAACCGAGGAGAAGCAACCGGCAACTGCTTGCCACATCACTCAAGAAATAGTATACACTCCGCGCATCGCAGGTACAAGGGACTTATGCGCCAATGTTAGATCACCTTATTGATTTTGAACCGGAAGTGGTTGCCCACTCTGGTAAACCTACGCCGCTTGAAAAAGAACATCCGGCGGATAGGATCGACGCCCAAGTAAAGACAGCCGACTGGCTTAAGAGTCTGGGTGCCGAAGACACAGATACCGTGGTCAGCCAAGCAGAAGTCAAAGCAGCGCGGGGCGCATTCACTAACTTAGTATCTGCCGCACCAAGCGAAATCACACACGAACATCTATCTCAGATCAAAACGCCGGCGGCGGTGCAACATTTAGTTGGGATGCTGACCGCATACGACTGGGAGTTTGTCCATCAGGCCAAAGAGCTTCGTGGCTATGCAGTAGCTAAACTGTTGGAAGAATGCAAAAACCCCAGCGCCAGCATCAGACTCAAGGCACTTGGCCTCTTGGGTAAGGTTACCGAGGTTGGACTGTTCACCGACAAGATTGAAGTCAAGAAGCTAGACCTGACAGAAGAAGAGATCGACAAGAAGCTCAAAGAGAAGCTGGCCAAGTTCATGAATGTGTCCGACGCTGAGTACACAGACATTGAAGAAATCGACACAACAGAAAAACCTGTCGAAAACGAAGCCGAAAATAAAGATGAGTGAATACATACTTACACCGCAAGAAGCCACGGCGTTGTACGCCAAGCTGCCGTTGATGAGTCCACAAGAGAAACTTGAGACGTTGGATATGTTGGACAGATCAGAAGGCTATAAGACAATTAGGTTAGCGCGTACTAACATGATCGAGTTTGCCAAGTACGTCTACCCCGGATTCAAAGTTGGGCCACACCACAGGAAGCTGGCCAAGATATTCCAAGATGTGATTGAGGGTAAAAAGAAGAGAGTAATTATCAACATTGCCCCACGTATGGGTAAGTCCGAGTTCTCGTCTTACCTGTTCCCCGCGTTCTTTCTAGGTAATTACCCTAACAAGAAGATTATCATGGGAACGCACACCGCTTCGCTGTCTGAAGACTTTGGACGGCGCGTACGTAACTTACTGGACGATGATCAATATCATGAGCTTTTTTCTAAGACCGTTGTTGCAGATGACCAAAAAGCCGCAGGTAAGTGGTCAACCGCCGCCGGAGGCCAGTACTACGCCGCAGGCGTAGGGGGTGCTCTTGCCGGTCGCGGGGCTGACCTCTTTGTTATCGACGACCCGCACTCGGAACAAGACGTCAAAGCAAACAGTCGTCTAGCGTTTGACACGGCGTGGAGTTGGTTTCAAACCGGCCCGTTGCAGCGTCTGATGCCGGGCGGTGCGATCATAGTCATCATGACGCGCTGGGGGCCACTGGACTTGACCGGCAGACTAATACAGTATCAGGTGAGCAACCCTGATAGCCCACGCTGGGAGATTGTGGAGCTTCCTGCCATCCTGCACGAAGACACGGAGAAAGAGAAGTCTCTCTGGCCGGAGCAGTGGCCACTCGAGGCGCTGAAGTCTGCCAAGTCCTCAATGGATCCCCGCTACTGGAACGCGCAGTACATGCAGCAGCCTACCTCGGACACGGCGGCTATCATCTCAAGGAAGCACTGGCGGATATGGGAAGGGGACGACCCACCCACTTGTGAGTACATCATTCAGTCTTGGGACACGGCGCATGAAACCAAAACAACCTCCGACTATTCTGCCTGTACTACTTGGGGGGTCTGGTACAACGAGGAGGAGAAC